TCAATCGCCAGGTCCAACCCGACGGACTTGACAGCGACGAGCTCGAACGACAGGTCCGACTCGGCCGCCAAGTCGAGGGAGCGAGACTTGAGCGCCACCAGGTCGAAGGTGCCGGCGGATTCAGTGGCAAGGTCGAGGCCGACGAACGTCGTCGTGCCCAGATCGAACGATACGTCCGCTTCGCCGGCCAGATCGAGCGGCACAGTCTTGAGCGCCGACAGGTCGAAGGTCGTGTCGGTGCTGCCCGCCAGGTCGAGTGCGTACGTCTTGACACTCGTGAGGTCGAAGGTCGCGTCCGTCTCGGAGGCCAAGTCGAGTGGCTTCGACTTGATGACGGTGAGATCGAACGCGACGTCGGTTTCGACCGGGAACTCCAGCACCCCGGCCGGTGCCTCCAGCTGTAGGTCGAACGACGTGTCCGTCTCGGTCGGGAGATCCAGCGCCTTCGACTTCGCAGAGGTGAGGTCGAAGGATGCGTCTGTCTCGGAGGCCAAGTCGATGCCGGTCGTCTTCGTGACGGTCAGGTCGAGGGCCGCATCGGATTCGGCAGCGGTCTCGAGGCCGATCGACTTGCCTGATGTCAGGTCGAACGCCAGATCTGTTTCGGCCGCCTGATCGAGGCTGGCGGTCTTCGCTGCCGTCAGGTCGAATGCAGCGTCAGTCTCTGAGGCGAGATCCAGGGCTCGGGTCTTGGCGGCCGTCAAGTCGAAGGCTGCATCAGCCTCTGTCGCCAGGTCGAGGGCCACGACCGTCTCGCCGATCAGGTCGAACGCGGTGTCGGTTTCGGACGCGAGGTCGAGCGCCTGAGTCTTGACGACGGTGAGATCGAACGCCTGCTCTGTGGTGGCGGCAAGGTCCAGAGCCTTCGACTTCTCAGCAGCGAGATCGAGAGCCGCGTCTGTCTCTGAGCTGAGATCGAGATCCTTGGCCTTGGCTGATGCGAGATTGAACGATGCGTCGGTCTCGTTCGCCAGGTCGATCGGGACGCCGGCATCCTCGCCCGGCAGGAACGCGAGCACGCCGCGCCCGTAGATGGAGTTCGCTGAGACGGTGGCGGTGTCGGTGCCGGTCGCCCCGGCGGTCGGCATCGCCTTGTGGTAGCGCCAGTTCGTCGCGTTGCTGTCCTGGAGCGTCCAGGTCGCCGGATGTGACGACAGGCTGGTGCCGCTGATCACCCCGATCGCCAAGGCGTCATCTTCGGAGGTCGTGATCGACGGCATTGCCGCCGTGTTGCCGTCCAGCACGAACGAATCAACGAGTCCACGACCGGCTGTGGCGTCGTGCCCGGTCGAACCGGAAACCCGATACGACATGCCGCCGATCGTCGTGATCGTCCCGCCGCTCGCCGTGAACGTCCATGACCCGTCACCGGACACGTCGGTGTTCGACACCCACCATGTCATCCCGAGGTTGTTGCCGCCGCCGACGCCGCGCTGATAGGTGGCGCCGATCTGAGTGAACGCCCCGCTGCCGGGACCGGCATGGGTCTGGGCGTTCGACCCGATCGACAACACCACGACGGCAACGAAATCTCCGGTGGCGGTCCCGACCGGTTCCGGCACGGCCACGGATGCAGCGGCAGCTTCGGCGAAGTCGGACGATTCGAGGACCGGCATGGCCATGGCTCAGCCCCCTGTCAGTCGGTGTCGATGATGATGTTGTCCCAGTGCCAGGTGTAGGCGTTCGGTGTGCCGGGCGCCTTGTCCGGGTTGTAGAGGTCTTGTTGGAAGACCACCCTCACATCCCCGCTGGGGAGGCTCCCCTGATAGTTGTAGGCGATCGGGCCGGTACCGCCGTCGATCGTCACCCGCAGACCGCCGGCAGTGTTCTCGACGCAGTGCTCGAAGCGCGACGCCTTGTCTGATCCTGCGTTCCAGGCCAGACCGTTGATGTCCTGCACCGACTGTCCGATCTGCACGCGGGGCTTGCCTCGGCCGAACTCGACCAGCAAGGTTTCGTCGGTGGGATGGATGCCGTACTTGCCGGGCCCGGACGGTGAGAAGCGTGAGGCGACGTAGTCGAGCCGGCTGTCGTTGGCCTCGAACGTGTCGAGCGGGACAACCACCAGTTGCGTCCAGTGGCGTGATCCGAGGTCGGTGCGGTTCTGGTCCCAACACACCTTGTCGGCATCGTTGAACGTGGGCTTCGGAGCGAAGTTGACCTGGGCGTAGTGGCTCGTGTTGAACGACGTCATCATGTGGGCGTTGGCGCCGGCTGGTTGACACCAGTAGACGACACCGACGTCGGGCCCCATGCCGGGGTAGTGGGTCTGACCGTCGATGGCGGTCGGGTTGTCCACCTGCCGCAACGAACCAGCCGGGCCACACGATGCGTCGTGGTCTCCGGGCCACGCGGACTTCGTCGAGTTCGCCGTCCAGGCGTGATGCACCTGATAGTCGAACCGGTCGAGCGACGCCTCCGTGTCGAACGTCTCGACGAAGCCCTCAGCCGGGATGGTGACCACAACGGTCGTTGTGGGGGCGGCTGTCGTGGTCGGAGCCTGAGTCGGCGTCGGCTGCGTGGTTGTGGTCGTCGCTACCGTCGTCGTCGACGGCGTGGTGGTCGAAGTCGACGTGGTCGTCGGCGGCGGGTTCAGCGCCATGTCCGAGGGAGCGAACCACAACACCTCGCCGGGGTAGATCGTGTCCGGGTAGCCGTTGGCGCGGCTCAGGTACTCGGCCGCCACATCACGGTCGGCGTCCGGAGCCACGGCGTCGGCGATCAGATAGAAGTTGTCGCCGGGCTGGACGATGTACGACTCGACCACGGCGTCCGACGGTGTCTCGGCTGCGACGTAGGCGACGCCGACGAACAGGAAGGCCGCAACCGCGGCAACTGCGAGACGCTTCACGTCAACTCGCCCGGAACACGCCGGAGGCGTTGACCTGTGCGGTCACTGCGGAGCCGTCGATGGTGACGGCGAAGTCGAACAGGAGCATCGGCACGATGTTGGTGTCGGTGCCACCGGTCGAATCCGAGTCGTAACACAACACCAGATGGGTCCAGTCGACGTCGTCGTCGGTGATCGCCCCGAACTCGAAGTCGGCGAGATCGACGTCGAAACGGTCGTTGGCGTCGTCGGGCGAGATCGTGGTGATGTCGTCCTGGTCGAGCACGATCCGGGCGTAGCCAGTGTTCGCCGCTTCGACGGTGTTCACGTCGGCGATGACCAGGGCAAGGGTGTCGAGGTCCCGCAGAGTGGCGTGGGTCGCGGTCGAGTTGAGGGCGACGACGACGAACACCGCGTTCGTCGGGTCACTGACATCGACGCGGTTGGCGAACTCGACGACTCGCCCTTTGGAGATGTTGAAGACGGATGCGGCCATGGTGGGTTCCTCCTGGGGGGATGGTGGGGTTGGGTCAGGTGTCGAGCAGGACGGTTCCGGTGAACGAGATGACCACACCGGTGTTCCAGGTGGCCATCCGTTCGACGGTGATCACACCGGTCGACGCATTCAGCCACACCCGCGACCCGTCGAGCGCTGCGGCACCGGTCGAACGGATGACCAGGCTCTGCGTGAACGTCGCCATCGACCCGCGCCCGTCGACCCCGATCGTGGCGACTGTGGCTGTGCCTGCGGCGACGTTGGCGCCGGTGCGGGTGATCGAACATTGCAGCGTCGCGTACGGACCCCACCGGTACATGTTGAGCGTGGCCGAGAAGTTGGTGGCAGCGACGATCGTGGTGTAGTTGGCTGCCGGGCCGCCGACAGGTCCGACGATGACCCGGTCGCCGCCCGACTTGAGCACCGCCGCACGCTGCCCAGATGCGACCGATGTCAGCGCAGGCATCGCCACAGCGGTCGCTTCGCCGTCCATCCGGACCGTGTCCGTCGCCGTCGCGGTCCCGTACGCCAGATGCACCGGGGCGTCCTCGCGGCCGGCGAGCAGTTCACGCGCCAGCGGCCTCATGACGTCACCTGACGGGTGCGGGTTGTGCCGGTCACCGGATCGCCGGGGCCGAGCCCGATCGTGAGCGAGTCCAAGATGTGCAACTCGTCGACCTCCAACACCTCGTTGTAGATCTCGACCACATCACCCACCTCCAGGCGTGGATCGGACACCTGCGTGAATGCCAACGACCGGGCGACGCCGAGCTGCGACGCCAGGATCGCGGCGGCGCCTTCGGCGGCCTGTGCGGACGAGTTGTAGAACTCGGAGAAATGGAACCGTGGCTTCTTCCCGAACGGGCCGTCGTAATAGGTCGGGCTGGCCGGGTCATCGTCGGTCGCCGAACCGGTGAACTCCGAACCGTTGTCGGCGTTACGGCCGGCCGCGATCACCTTGTTGTACGTATCCGTGCGGTCCAGATCGATCGCGGCGTCGACCAGGTTCACGCCGTCCGAAATCGTGGCCACCGGGACGTCACTGAACGACGGCTCCGCACGCATCTCCGTCCGGCCGAGACCATCGAACCACAGCCAGTGGCCGAGTGAACGGGTCATGCGCTGCGCCGTATCCCACCGGTCTGACTGGGCGTCGAAGGTGAGCAGCGGTGTCGTGTGTGTGGTCGACGGGAACAGGTATTCGAGACCGGTCACGCCGTCGTCGATCAAGTCCTCGATCGCTGTTGCGTAGTTCGTGCCCGCTGCGATCTGGTAGACGTCCTCGAGTCGGGCATCGGACGCGAGCCGGGACCGGTCCTCCAACGTGAGCTCGGCGGCTTGGGCGAGTGCGCCGACGTGGGAGCGTTGGATCGGGAACGTGCCGAGCGGCACTGTTTCGGCGACCCCGTTGATCATGACGCCACGCCACAGGCGCGCCTCGTAGCCGAACGGGGTCAGGATGTCGGCCGACGAGACAGGCAGCCGAGTGGGTTCGGCGAGCGTGACCGACGCCGATGCGAGCCGGGACGCTGCCCGATCGTAGGAGACGTGACCGCCGACAACGGCGAGCCCTTCGCCGCCCTCGACGACCTCACGATTGAACAGGACGTCACACGTGACGACCATCTGATGCGGTCGAGCGACCGTGCTGGCGAACGCTAGAGATGCCTCACGCATCAGACACCTGCCGTTGAGTCGGCCGGGGCGTCGACCTCAATCGCGTCACTCAGCGCGATCCACTGCTTCGGGCGGATGTGGCTCGGCTCGTACGCCGACCTCCGAACACCGCCGGGGTGCAGGTATCGGGAGCCGTCAGGCATTGTCGGCGGCGCCTGGAGCAACAGAATCCCGGACGAGGCGAGTGCCTCCAGGTCGGCGGTCTGCGCGATCGTCGCGGCTCGCACCTCGAACCCGGTCTGGACACCGCCCATCACGTCGAACACCACGACCGGGTTGGCGAGGCCGATCACCGGGAACACGCCACGTCGGGCCTGACGGTTGCCTGACGGCGCGGAGCGGAGACACACCGTCATGTTGAGCGACGGGTCGATCGGGTTCTTGAGCCACACATCGTCCGAGCTCCACGACGTCGAGCTGGCCGACTGCGTCCACGGCGACGTGATCGGCAGCTCCGTCACGATCCGGGTGGCCCGCGCCCGGTATTCGACGGTCTGCCCGTTGGGCACTTCGTAGTCGTCGATCACGAACGTGTCGGCGTCACCGGTTGCATCCACGTAGGCGGCGCCACGCACGTACGACCACGTGGTGCCGCCGTCGATCGAGCGTTGCACCTCGACGAACTCCCACGCCTCGGTAGCGGTGTCGCGCTCGACGGTGACCTCGATCGAGGCGGTCGCGTTGTCGGCCACCATCGTGACGGTGTCGATCTCGGCGTCGTCGACAGTGACGGTGAAGTCGTCGGAGTCCCACGCCGACCAATGCTGGGCCCCGTTGACGGTCTGGTAGGTCCGGACATACACCCGGTAGCCGTCGTTCGGGAGTGCGCCTGTCGTTGCCTCGGTAGCCGACGAGGCGACCTTGCCGGACTCCCAGAACGGTGTCGTGGCATTAGGATCGACCGAACCGAACGCTCCGTGGGTGGTGGCGTCGTACACCTTGATGTAGTAGAAGGTCTGCCCGCCACCATCGGAGTCGAGCGTGTTCACCCACGAGATCGGCACGAACGAACTGGCCGTGTACGGATCAGGGGAGACTGCATCGACCGCGACGACGGGCTGCTCGACGTAGATGAGGTCGACGTAGCCTTCGTAGACCCGATAGTCTCCTCCCGCCGTCCCGACCCAGGTGAGCCGAAGGTCGTTGACCGTCGACTGCGACAGAGTCACAGGAACATATGCGGATGCGAACGACTCAATGGCTGCACCCAGTGAGCGGCCGTCCGCCTGAAACACGACGGTCGGGGTGCGCACCCTGCATTCGGCAGCCGAGGCGATACTGGGATCGTTCGCGCGCCATCTGAGTCGTAGCTGCTTCGTCTGGGCACCTGCAGGGAGAGTAACGGTGCCGAGCGCCAGCTCGACCTCGATGCTGCTGGCGGTGAAGTACGACGAGTCGGAGTCGTCGTTCGTGGCGGCGTGAGCTGTGGCCGCGCCGGTGACCGAGTCGGGAGGAGCGATCGTCCCGTTCGGTCGGAGTGTCGCCGTCGTCATGCGGTCCCCCGACTGCTACCGTGCGCCAACATGGGACGCACGTGGGACTGGTGGCGAGCAGCGCACCTGACCCGCACAGAGAGGCGGCGCGAGGCCGTGCAGGGCCTGGCGGTCGGGGTGGTGCTCATCGTGGCCATGCGGATCGTCGCCGCCATCGTCTGACTCATCGCACACCCCCTCGCAGTTCGGCCAACAGCTGCGCCTCGCTGCGGGCCGCACCGACACCGGCCGCGGCCATCATGTGATGCGCCAGCTTGCGGATCGTGTCGTCACCGAGTTCGAACGGACCGCCGCCGCCGGACACGCCCGACGACAGACCGGGCGGCGGCGTCACCGCCGTCTGCACGGCGCTGGTCACATCCGACGTCTTCGTGTCGATGCCCTGCGCGATACCCTCGGCGATCGGTCCGCCGACCTCTTCGGCGAACACCTTGGACGGCGACTGAATGCCGGCCTGCTGGCGGGCAGCAGCCACCGCAGTGCGGATCGCCGAGCGGGCCTCTTCGGCCAGCCCGGCGACACCGGCACGCACACCACGCGCCATCCCGGCCGTCATGTTCGCACCGACTTCGGCTGCCTCCGGCTCGACACCGCGGGCGATGTCGATCAACACCGAGTCGATGTCGACGCCCATCGTTTCGAGGATGCGACGCACATCGGGCGGCAGCTTCTCGAACTCAGACACGACGTCACCGCGCATCACCCCGGCCGACAAACCCCAGACACCGAACGTCTCTTCGAGCTCGTCGCCGTTCTTCGCGAGATCGGCGACGAGGCCGGCTGCGTCCTGGCCGAGATCCTCCATGAACTTGGCGAACGCCGGAGACGTCTGCGACTCGATCGTGTTCAGGTTGTCTTGCCAGTTGATCGCCGCCTGCACGTTCTCGGCGAGTTCGGCCTGGAACGTGTCGATGTCCTTTTTTGCCTCGTCCGAGAAGTCGCTGATCGACGACTGGGCTTTGTCGAACGCCGACTGGGTGCCGGCCAGGAAGTCGTCGGCCGCATCGACCGTCGCCTCGTAGCGGGCGATCTGGGCGGCCATCGCCTCGTTCGTGTCAAGGATGAACGCTTCGGTGGCCGACTGCTGCTTGGCGTACAACCGCTGCTGCTCGGCTGCGGCCTCGGCGGCCTCTTCGGCCTCACGCAACTCCAGCGTGGCTTCGTGGTTGGCAGCCTTGGTGGCATCGAGGGCGTCGTTCGTCGACGCCAGTTCTGCAGCGAGAGCGGCTTCCGCTTCTGCCCGCTTGACGAGCGCCTCGGACGCCTCCTCGGTGGCAGCGGTGCCGTCGACGTTGGTTTTGGTCAGTTCCTCGTTCTTCCGGGCGGCCGCTTCGGCGGTGACGGCCAGGTCGCGGATCTCCCTGTTCAGGATGTCGGCGGCGAAGAGACTGCCGCCCTCCATCTCGCGGGCCGCTTCCTGGAGTCCGCCCAGCATCGTGTCCCAGGCGTCGCCGCCCTCGATCGCAGCCTTCGCGAGGTCGAGCGTCGTGACCCCGGCGTGGACCATCGCCTGACGGACCTCATCCGACTCGTTCGCCAACTGGTTGACGGTTTCAACGAACCCTTCGAGCGGGCTCTCGGCGTCGCGCATCGCCTGCGCCAAGTTGTCGACCGACTCCTTCGAGTCGTCGACCCCGCCACCGAACACACCGAACGCGACCGCCGCCGCGCCGAGGACGACCGCGATCGTCAACAGCGGGTGACCGATCATGACGGCCTTCAACTTCTTGAACGCCGTACCGACCTTGGCGAGCGCCGGCGCCATCGCGCCGAGCCCGAACAGCAGCGGGCCCAGACCGGCGACGACACCGGCCGCGGCACCGCCGAGTTCACCGAACGGGCCGAGCGCGCCGGTGATCCGGTTCTGCAGGATCTTGATCCGGTCCGACAGGTGGATCGTGCGAGACGCCGCGTCATCGAGTGCCCCGCCGGAGCTGCCGAGCGACGCGACCAGATCGTCGATCTCGAACCGGCCTTCGCGGATCGCGGCAGCCATGTCGGGACCGGCCCGCTGACCGAAGGCGTCCAGTGCGAGGGCGTTGGCCTCACCCTGCGAACCAGCCTCCTTGATCTGCTCGACCAGCCGCTGGAACGTCTCGATCGGCTCTTCGCCGGCCTTCGCCATCCGGCCGAGGCCCATCCGCATGCCGGACATGACGGCCTCGATGTTGACGCCTTCCTTCTCGAACTTGCCGAACAAGGCGATCGACTCGTCAAGCGAGAAGCCGAGTTGACGCATCGGGGCGCCAAACTGGACGACCAGCCCCGACAGTCGGTCGATGCCGATGCCGGTCTGCTGGGTCGATGCGAACAGCGTGTCGAGCGCCCCGGCCTGATCCTCTGATGCGACTGACCAGTCGCCGAACACGCGGGTGACGAGCCCGATGTTCGTCTTGACGTCGGTCCCGGTCACCCTCGACAGATCGAGGAACGCCTTCGTCGTCGTCTCCAACTCCGGGCCGGTGAGGCCGAGCCGGGTGTTGACCTCTGCGATCGCGACGCCGACCTGACCGAAGTCGTTCGGGACCTGGCCAGCGACCTTCTTGGTGGAACCGAGCAGCCCTTCGAGCGCATCACCTGATGCGCCGGTGCCGACGATGATCGCGTCGACCGCAGAGTTCCAGTCCGAACCGAGCTTCGTCAAAGCGACCGCGGTCGCCGCTGCCGCCGGCGTCACCTTGCGGGTCATCGTCGAGCCGACCTTGGTGAGGTCGTTCGACGCCTGGTTCAGCTTCTTCTGGAGATCAGTGAGGTCGCCAAGTAGGCGAATCGTCAAGTCCTTGGACGCCACCTGGTCACCTCCTCACGGGATCGGGGGATGGGAGGGGTCAGGTCAGCGTGAGCTTGATGAGGGGCTCCGCGTCCTCCCACGAGATGCCCGGATGAGTGGTGCGGCGAGCCTGCAACCAGCCGAGCGCGGCAACCAGCAGCAGCGACGGGCCGCCACCCTCGGACATCTGGTTCCCGATGTTCGTGAAGTCGATGCCGAGACTGTCGATCGTCGACGCCTCGTCCACGTCCATCTCGAGGCCGTCGAGTACGTCGCCAACGGACGACACCACGACGCGAATCGGCACAACCGGTGGGGCGAGATCTGTCATGGGGTCCTCTTTCATTATTTGAAACCGGCCGAGCGGGCCGCGTTCTGGATCGCCGCCTCCGCGGCCTTCGACGCCTCGCCCGCGTGCGAGTCGAACGCGGGTGCCAGAAACGGCCGGGTGGCCTGGGACACCCACACGTTGCGGTTGCCGAACACCGGATGCCGGAACGACGACCGCGACCGCAAACCCTTCGCCAGGCCCTCGTAAGAGCGCCCGTGTGGAGCCTGGCGGGATGCGACGCGGGCGCCGATCTTCGTGGTGCCGACGGTCGGTTTGATCGCGCTAGGGATGCGCGACGACCACGACGCGTTCCGGCGCGCGGCCGGGACGATCGTCGCCCGCAACACCTTGCGCAACTCCTTGTTCAGCTCCTTCGAGATGGTCGCGTTGACCTTCTTGAGGGTGCGCTGGAAGTTGCGGAAGTCGTCGGCGTCAACCGAGATGACCGCCACAACTCACACGACGGCGGTCGCGACGCCGCCTTCGGACTGCACGACCAGATCGAACGTGCCGACCTCGCCCGGTGCGCCGTGCATGAACGGGATCGCCGGGAACCACGCACTGAACGACGCCGACGGGTTGCCGGCCGCCACGGTGTCGTCGTTCGGCTTGATCACGAAGTCGACGAGCGTGCCGTTGAGCGCGTTGAGCACGTTCCACGTGCCGGTGGCACCGTAGGTGATCTCGATCGACGCCCGCAACTCATAGTCGAGGTCGTCGGTACACAGCGTCACGCCCTCGATCGGGTCGAAGTCGCACTGACGTGCCCGGCACTTGTACTCGACGCTGTCAATCAGCAGCGAGATGTCACGGATTCTCATGGTGTCTTCTCCTTGGTGTCTGCCGATGCCGGCGTGGGGGGATCAGGGTCGGCCTTCGCGCTCTTCGCGGTGTTGTCGACGAAGCCGAACTTGAGACCGAGATCGAGGGGCCGTCCGCCGGTTACCGGGTCACCGACGTCGAACGAATGACGGCCGACGGTGAACGGGCGGTTGGCGACGTACTTCGGGCGGGGTGTTCCCATGATTGGTTCCTCCAGGTGATTCAGCAGAGACGGATCGCGACCGGGATGTCGATCGACCCGTCCTCGGGGTTCCAGCGGGCACCGGTGATGTGCGTGCCATCCACGACACCGCCGAGCGTCGGGTCGGCCTTCACCGCATCGAAGATCGACGAACCGTGGGCGGGGCCCGACGAGATCAGTCCGCACACCGTCAGCCACTCTGATTCGGCGTTGGCGCCCGACAGGAACACACGGACCATCAGCAAGACGTCGCTGGACTCGTCGGGGCCGGACGCTCCGTAGAAGTCGACGTAGTCGGTGTCGGGCCACACCTCGATCGCCGGCCGGTCTGCTGTCAGCGGGTGCGCCCCGAACGTGAAGTCGCCCGCATCGGAGACACCGGCTTCGAGTTGGACGGCGAGGGCTTCGTGGATGGCTTGGAGGTCGAGGGTGGTCATGCGACCATCACCGATTTCGGGCCGCTGTACTCAGAGATCGCCTCGCGGACTGCGGTCACCTCACGCGGCGAGATGCCGATCCCGTTCTCGAGGATCGCAGCCAGCCCGAACCGGGCGTCGCGGACCTCCAGGGTCGCTTTCGTGACGATCTTGCAGGCCTCGACGATCGGGAACGGGATAGCGAGCCACCCCCATGGAGCGTTGCCGGTGATGGTCGCTTTGCCGCGGTCGTAGTACCAGCAGCCCGAGAGTCGCCGCACCCGGCTGTACGGGACCATCTCGCCGCCCGGCGACAGGTTGTTCAACGGTTCGGCCTGATACACCGACGGGTCGAGCGTGACGCCGTTCTCGACGATGCTGGTGATGGACGTGCAGTCGTCGATGACGAGCACTTTCGTCGACGGTGAGCGAGGAGCGAACACTCGCTCGGACGCCGCACCGGCGACCTCGAACCGACGTGAGCAGGCGTTATCGAGGTGCTGTTCGGCTCGCTGGATGGCCGCGCCGATGATGTCGTCGTCGACTTGCACCTTGTCGCGCGCCCACAGCTTCCAGTCGGCAACGGTGAGGTAACGGCCATCAGGCATGGGTCACTTCTTGGCGGTCGACTTGGCGGTCTTCGCTGGCGGCTTCTTCGCTTCCCGCTGTTCACCCGGCGCCGCGGTTGCCTGCTCGACGCCGCCAGCACTCGGCCGCGGCTGCGACACGTCGTCGAACAGATGCTCGCGGTCTTGCATCACCTCGTAGCCGAAGTCATACGGAACGAGCGCGCCGGCGGGGACGACGACCGTGCGGGCCTTGTCGCTGGCAGCCGTGACGAATCCGTTGACGCAGCGGTAAACGCCGCTCGTGATCTTGCTGGTCATGTGCATTCTCCTTGGCAGAGTTGGAACGGTGCGGCGCTGTAGTCGACGAACACGTCGCGTTCGACTACCAGATGCACGCGAGGTGTCTCGGTTTCGTTGGCCACCGAGTGGCAGGCCCACTGAGCAACCCGGAACGGGAACCCTGCGACCGGTACGAACGTGTCGTCGGCCTGCGTGAACGTCCCTGCAGGTCGTAGCGGCACTTGCCATCGCTCCCGCCACGGTCCGGCGTCGTGATGCGAGACGATGAACCCGCCCGGATCGATCCAGGACAGCCACGCCGCCCACACCGATCCGATCTCGTCGAGAATGAACCCGAAGTGTTCGGCCACCGGCCTCGGACTCCCGGCGCTCACCACCGCCACCCTGCGGTAGCCGTGATGGACGCCGGTGCCATCGAACGTCGACGGCCGCGACCATTCGCCCGATGCGACCCGGTCCAGAGCTTGTTCGATCTGGACCGGGTCGAAGTGCATCAGGCTGCTCGGTAGGTACCGATCATGTGACATCCAGGATTCTGAACGCCCCGTCGTTGACGGAATCGGCGCCGACTCGATAGTGGGCGTACCAGCCACGCTGCCCCGAGGGTCGGTTGCTCGTGGTGTGGAACAGGTGGGGGATGAACTCCACCGTGGTGCCGATGCGGTCGGCGATGACGTAGTTCTGGAAGTCACCGAAGATCAGCACCAGGTTGGCGGCGAGGGCGGTGATGGAACCGTCCATCTGCTCGGCCTCGAGTGCCGGCTTGCCGAGCAGCAGCGGCGGGCGGTCGGCCTGGAGCCGTTCCCACACGTCGGCGCCACCGGCGACCGTGAAGTTCCTGATCAGGTTGTAGATCAGGTTGTTCGCGAGCCAGGAGGCGTTGCGCCGGTAGCGGGCCGGCAGGTCGCCCTGCAGTGCGTACACGTCCTCGAGGGCGAACGTGTCGGTGGTTGCCGAGTCCACGGTGGACGCCGCGACGCCATCGAGGGCCGTGACGACGCCGATCGGCTCATCGGAACCCGACGCGCCGTCGATGAACTTGGTCGCCTCCAGATCCTCCTTGCCGAACATGAGGAGCCGCCCGACCTCTTGGGCGACGTTCTGCTCGTCCTGCATCGCCTCGATCGAGATCGGGACGAAGCCGCGGGCGGTACGGATGTCGATCGTCGGCTGGGCGAACGTCGTGGTGTCGTCGGACACCTCCGTCGCCTCGTCGTCGAACGACCACGACACCGCACCCGACGAGACGCCGTGCCACTTGTCGCCGGTGGCGACGACCTGGCGGGCGACCCGGCGGATCTCGTTGAGCGAGCCGTCCGACGTGATGATCACCGTCGGATCGAGTTGGAACGGGATGAGGTAGCCGCCGGCCGAGTCGGTGAGCGACATGGCCCGCTCGTAGGCCGCCTTCTCCTCGACGGTCTGCGTGCCCTCCTGGCCCTGGGCGGCCTTGGTGAACGCCCGCAGGTACTCGGGGGACGACGTGGCGAGCGCCATCTTGGCGATGTCTCCGCGCTCGTTGTCGAACTCCTCGATGATCTTCGTGGCGCCTTCGCGGCGGGCCTGGTTCATGCCCCGCATCTGCTCGATGGCGCACAGGGCACGAGCTCGCAGCTCACCGCCGACCTCTTCCTTGGATCGGTTGAAGGTGCGGATCTCGGACAGGTCCCACGGGTTGCCGAACCGCTTGTCCTCGATCGAGTCGGGCTCGCCGATCGGGTCGGCGTCGAGCTGCCCGCGGTCGGAGCCGGGGGCGACGCGGAGCTCACCGCGCTGCTCGCGGCCGGCGATCGCCATGATGCGCTCGCGGTCGTGCTCGCGTTCGAGCGACTTGCGGTGGCCGTCGACGTCGTTCGCTTCGGAACGCAGCTCGTTCCAGTACGTCTCGTCTTCGGTGTTGAGGCCATCGCCTTCTTCGGCCTTTGCCGAGAGTCGCTCGATCTCATCCGCGATGTCCTTGAGACGGTTCACCGCCTGCTTGTGGGTCAGTTCGATCTTCTTGTCGGACATTTTCAGGTCTCCGTTCGTGTTGCCGCACCGACGAGCTCCTCGATCGCTGCACGCTGTTCGCGCAGTGCTTCGAGGCTCAGTCGGGGGCGAGGGGTGGGGATGTACTCGGAGGCCGTCGGCCGTTCGTCTTCTTCGTGTTCATCTTCGTCTGACCGCTCCGGCGGAGGCAGCGTGGTGTCGTCGGGCGGCTCCGCCGTGGGCGGGAGCTTGGCGAGGAGTCGTTCCACAACCGCCAACCCGGCGCGCTCGGTGAAGCGGGCCAGAAACAGGGGGTCGTGGAGGAGGCGATCGAGATGGTCGTCAGTCAGGGACCGAACGCCGGCTTTGGTGCCGTCGGGGTAAGCGGGGAACGTGACCGGGCCGAACTCGTACAGCGGGTCGACCTCGGTGATCGTGCGCTCGGGCAGCATGGCGGGGTTGTGGGCCGACGCCTTCTTCGGCTCCTGCCATTCCTCTGCGCTGACCTTGAACCGGAACGACGCACCGAGTAGACCGGCTTGCGCGGCGGGGATCACGAAGTCGTCGTTGTAGGACGCCCGGATCAAATCCACCTCGTAGTGAGCGCCAACCTTGTCAGCGCGCAGCTCGGTGATCGAGCCCAACGGCTTGTTACCGAGTTGCGGGTCGTGGCCGTGGTCGTACAGCACCTTGATCTGGTCGCGCTTGTCGGCGAACACCCCGTCGAACGCCGTCGGGGCGATGCGTTCCAGGAAGCGTCCCTCCCACGACGAGTCGATCTCGGTCCACCGGTTGAACACGGCGAAGTAGCCGGTGAGTGTGCGTCCAGCTGTGCCGTTCGGACCGTCGTCGCGCAGCGTCGCGGCCTCGGGGGCGACGAGCGCTCGAACCAGGTTGTCGGTGGGGGTGTCACTCATCGGATGGCTCCTCGGTGGGGGTGCTCATGGTTCCCGGGGGTTGGAGTTGCACGGAGAACAGCCCGACATGAACGAGCAGCGTCGGGTCCATCGCGTTCGTCGCGGCCGTCGCCGACTCCGGCGTGTATCCGGCGTCGGTGAGAGTGCGGATCGCTGCCGCCTTGATCGACCAGATCTCGGCCGCGTCCTTGGCGTCTTCCTGCAGGAACGAGATCCCATCCGCGTCGTACCAGAGACGGGCATCGGCGGGCGGCGGCACGATGGTCTCGAGCGACCCGGCGACGTTCTGCCAGGCGTGGCGCATCGAGATGTCCGAGAACCGGCGACGGGCCGAGCCGTAGTTGCCGGCGTTCAGCGACGAGCCCTGCATGCCTTCGGAGAACTGGGCGATGATCGCTCCGACGCCGGAAGCGGCGGCGATCCTGGTTTCGCCGGCGCCTTGGACAGCTTTGAAATCCAGTTGCTGGAACGTGCTACCGACGACCGTCGCGTCGGCGCCACCGCCGAGATACAGCGTCTTGTACGCGTTCTGGACGCCCTTGTGGCCGTCGTCCATCTTCTCGACGAACTCTTCGAACGCGGCCGGCGACACCTTGTCGGACAGCTTCACGACCATGTTCGGCGTGGCAGCGTTCTCGAAGAACTTCTGCTTGTGGTTGGTGGCTGCCCGGTCGCTCGTAATCTCACGGACCACCGGTGTCAGCCACGACATGCCCCGATACGACGCAGCCGGGTCGGGATGGGGTGCGAAGTGGGCGACCTCGGAAGCGGCGAACGGCGACGGCTTGCGATCCCGTTGGCCGTCCGGGTAGTACAGGTATCCGAAGCGGCGATACCCGGCCGGGTTGCCGTTCACCGTCCGTGTCTCCAACACGATGTCGGTCCAGTCGGGACGCAACAGACCGAGCTCGCCACGGTCGTCCTCGACGACGTAGGCGTTCCCGCCGAAGTCGGCGTGAAGCAGCATCTGACCCAGCAGGTCGCCAGTCGTTCCACCCGTCCACGGCCGCTCCAGCAGCGACAGGGACCGGTCGCCGAACAGGTCGGTGGGGCGGCCCTGGCGCATCCGTTGGAACATCAAGCGGGCCTGTGAGAACACCTGCAACCGGACGGCTGCACACGTCCACACGATCCCGTTCGACCGGAGTCCACCTTGGACGAACCCGGCGAAATCCTCGGCGATCGGCTCCACCTTCGAGCCCGTCATCGTCGTGTTAACACCCGTACCGACCGGATACGGGTTGCCTCCGAACCCGGCCAGGTTGACCCAGTTCACGTAGTCGTCGAACGAGTATCGGGACTCGGACTGTCGACGGACGAGAGGTTCAAGAAGCTTCACGCTGAACCTCCAGGTATCTCGCGACGTAGGCGCCGGTGATCAACGCGGCGCCGGCTGCGATGAAGGCAGCGGGTGGGCTGATCATGGCGACCCCGGTCACGATCGACACGGCGCCGAGTAGCACGGCCGCCCAGATCAGATAGATCATCTCCACGCTCCCAGCGGCACAGCGGCCTCTGCCATCTGCGGCATCGTCATGGCGGCCTCGTAAGCGAGCGCCGCGGCGACCGCACCGTCGATCTTGCGGCCGTCGTCGGGCTTCACGAACACGAACAGCAGCCGGTTGTCGTCCTGGTCGGCGTTGGCCTTCACGTACTTCTTCGCTGCCGCCGTCACGTGCGCCGTCAGGCGGTCCTCGTCACAGTGCGTCAACGCGCCTTCAGCCACAGCGGTCACGAACCGGTCGACCGAACGGGCGAACTTCATGTGCTGGAACGTGTCGAACAACAGCACCCGCTCACGTTCGTCCTTGTCGCCGTGCTCGAGACGGAACTCATCAGCCCAGTCGTCGAGCTCGGTCTCCCACTTCGGCGGATCACCGAACAGGCGACCCACGTCGTAGTTCTCAAACGCGTCACGCACCGCCATGCGCACCTCGGCACGCGGTACCCGCCACGACTTGTCGGGGGTGCCGTTCGACGTCAACGGACGCTCCCAGCAACCCAGCTCGAACATCACACCGTCAGCGGTACAGCCGACCAGGAACGTCGCATCGTTCGAGATCGAACCGTCGAACCCGACACCGATCCGAGCCCCATGCTCGGGCACCGAGGCGGTGCCTCGCTTCGACCAGGTCTGTACGTCGATCGCCTGACCGCCACCGGCAACGAGGCGGTTCCCGAAGAACCGCTCAGCCTGAGCTGGATCCTTCGCGTACAGCGGCGCAGCCTCCGACTCGATCGCATCGAGGTCGACGTGGCCGCCATTCACCCGCCACGTGTCCGACGGATACACGATCGCATGGATCTTCGCCCGCTCGCGCTTGTTGCCGTACGACAGATTCGCCGGCGGCTGCACGAACTGGCGGTACACGTCCGTCGACTTCGACTCGAACTCGACCTGAGCCACGGAGCGTTCCGACGGGTCCCAAGCGTTCGTCGTCAGCGACGCACGACCGCCCATGCCGGCCAGACCGCGATACTGCGTGTCGGCGACCTTGGCCATCTTGTTCAACCGAGTCCACAGCCCGACCTCGTCCTGCGGCACGAACGTCACACGCTGACCGAGCCGGGATGTTGCCGACGACGTCACCGTGTCGATCCGGCCGCCGCCCGGGAGGCGGATGAACTCCTCGCCCGTCTTCGGGATCACATCGGCGAGCGGGCCGTGCTCGATCATCGGCCGCAACGCATCGTAGATGTTGTCCGTCTGCTCCTCCGACGTCGCCGTGATCTGGATCAACGGCGTCGGCCACGGCATGCCCATCGGCTCACCCGGCTCGTATGGGAACTCCCAGCCACAGCCGCACCCGAAGTCCGAGCAGGCGTAGCCGTCATCGGCGCCCGCCCAGCCGGCGAACAGCGCCGGGCCGACACCCTCGAGACAGACATGCGCCGCGGTGTGCGGACCCTTGCCGAGCTTCTGTGGGCCGACCAGCAGACCTCGACGGAACACGAACGCCGGACCGAGAATCGGGTTGGCGACATCGAACTCGACGGGGCCGCGGACCCGGTAGAAGTTCGCGAAGTACAGCAGCTGGAAGTCGTAGAGCGAGAACGGTTCGCCGCGCCGGAAGCCGTCCGGGACCACGCAGTGCGCCTCGATCCACTCCGGCGCCACGACCATCGTCGCGTCAGGACGTGTTGCCACCCTCAATCACCTGGAGCCTTTCGCGTGACGCCGTAGATGACCGGCGACCTCCACGCTTCGAGGTGTCGGAGGCTGCGACCTCGCCGATCTTCCAACGGTTCGACCGAAGCCCGACCGTCGACAGACCGAGCGAATCACTCAGCTGGCGGACCAGCGTCGACAGGTTCGTCGGTGAGCCCGGGCGCTCCGCCTCGCACAGACGGCGGACGTACAGCGCCACCTCGAGCTCGACGCCGTTCGACTCCCACGCGACCGCCTGAGGCTTCGACCACAGCGACGACCACAGCGAACGCTCGCGGCTGTTGGCCTCCGGGTCGAGCGGCCAATCCGGTGCGTCACCCTCACGGCCCGACGTCGGCAACAGCAGCCAATCGGAGTCGCCTTTGCCGTGACGGCGCAGAGCATTCGGGTCCGGCGGTGGCCCCGATCTTGTTCGAGCACCACCCTTCGCCATCGCAGACCTCCAAGGTTCTGAACCCGTCCAACCCCACGGAGAGG